TTTGATATAACTCCTACAGAAATTAGTGTTCAGATAGGTTCAGGATAGCCCTTTACTCATAATGTTATTGCAAAAGTAAAAGAAAATTTGAGTAACCTCAAAAGAATTTCTCAACTTTTAGTATTAACCCTTGGAATAATGTGTTTTTGATCGCTAGATGTTGCGTTGTTACAACAAATGATTTAGTAGAGCAATCAATGTCATTTTTTACTTATCCACCGAAAAACGCAAAGTTAAAAAGCAAAATAGAGTTCATTCTGATAAAATCGCAAGCTCACTGTGCGGAGAGATGGCAGAGTGGTCGAATGCGCCGGACTCGAAATCCGGTATACGGCTCGTTCGTATCGAGGGTTCGAATCCCTCTCTCTCCGCCACTACTGATTTTAAGCCTTCCATCGTGAAGGCTTTTATTTTCAGCATGTCTAATGCAATCCCTTAAAAATAAGGCATTTCAAACAGTCCGCACTATTGCGTAATATTCCATGCACGTTCGTCAAAAGTCGCTACAATTTGGAATTAGTGGGGCAATTGCCCCACTGGGTTTCATGAGTGTTTTATAGCGGTGGGGCAAATATCGTGTCTAAGGTTAGAGTTGCCGATGGTCTATACAAAGTTGAGCGCTCCAGCGGCGTGTATTACTACTTGCGTCTTAGGCGCAATGGAAAGCTGATTGAGCGTAGCTTAGGGAATGTCGAACTAGTCTCTTTGAAAGAAGCAAAGAAGGAAGCCGCCAGACTTCGTGTTGAAATTGATAGTGAAGCCTATCGTCCAAGCGTTACGAAAATAACTCTGAAAGAGGCCTGTGAGCGAGCCTTGGCAGATATTGCCAGAGTGAAAAAATGGAGAAACGAGCGTACGGAAGAACAGTGGCGCTCAACGCTTGCTATGTATGTTTATCCAGTGATCGGTGCAAAGCGTGTTGATGAGGTTGAGCGTGAGGACATTCTGACTGTCTTAATGCCGATATGGGAAACGAAAAACGAAACGGCCTCTCGCGTTCGTATGCGGCTTGAGGCTGTCATTAACTGGGCAATGCGTCATAACTATCGTCAATTGTCCAATCCTGCCACGTGGCGTGGAAATCTTGAATTTGATTTGCCACCCGTCACGAAGGTTAAGGTTGTCAGACATCATCGTTCTATGACATTTGCCGAAGCAAAAAAAGTTGTTGCTTATTGTCTCAGCCATCCTTCTGTCGTTTCTGCTGCAATTCTTTTTGGGATCGCAACGGCTTCCCGTGTCGGAGAGTTCCGCTGCGCAAGTTGGGAGGAGATAGAAGGCGATACATGGCTTATACCATCTCAAAGGCGAAAAGACGGCAAGCCTTATCCTCATAGAGTTCCGCTAAGTCGTCTGGCTTTACGAGCATTAGAAATGGCTCCTAAGGGCGATAAAGAGGGTTTTATCTTTATCAACAATTTGGGAAATGTAATCTGTTCAAACAGTCCACGATTGAAGATTATTGACATTCTGAAAAAGCCGGTGACGATGCACGGCTGCCGAAGCACGTTTAGCGACTGGTGCGCAGAAAATAATAAGAGTGAAACTTTAAGGGAAAAGAGTTTGATGCACGCTACTGGCAACGAAGTCGCTCAAGCGTACCAACGTTCGGATCTTCTTGAGCAACGGCGTGTGTTGATGGATGAATGGGCTGATGCTTTGATGGAGAAATAAAAAGAAGCCCCGGCGGTTCATCGTTCAAAATTGCTGGGGCGTTCTCTTTAAACCTGTGTTCAAATATGTGAGTCTGATTCTATGCGCTTTAACTGACGTTGAATTTTAAATTCTCTCCAGTCTGCGCATCGCTTTTCAATGCGAAGTCCGAACTCGATTTGATCGAGCATGATACGAACGTCTGCTAACTCTTCTGCAATATGGTCTTTCAGGAAGTCGCGCTCGGTGTTGTAAAGCGAGGTCCGTTTGTCATTTTTGCGCAGATCGATAAGTTTCTGAATCGCCTCGTCAAGTTCCTTGAGTTCCTCTTGCGTTTTTGTCAGTTGCGACTGTTCACCGTAGTGCTTGAAGATCCTTTGAATTTTCGCTTCAGTCATCATTCACCTCCGGTATGTACGGCTCAGGCTGCTCTGCCCACGCAATGATGTTGTGTTCAAAACCTTCTACCCACTTGCCATTCCCTCCATTACATATCCAGTAATTTGAAATAACGTATTTATCGCCTGTTTTGAATAAAACGGTTGTTAAATATTCCCCATCGTTCTTGGGTTTGCTCTTTGGGAACGGGTGCCAGTCAACGTGCGTCATTCTTCGTCTCCTTTGAAAAATACCATCCAATACGTTTCGCCTCGTTTACCGCCTGGCTTGCGATTACCGAAAAGTGGACGATGACCGATTTCACTTAGTACCTGAAGTAGCGGGATTTGGTTCTCGATCCATTTGAAAATTAAGGTACCGTTTGTCTTGAGTACGCGCCAGCACTCGTTAAATCCGTCCCGTAAAAACTGAAGTGGATTTTCAGGAAGCACCCCGTAAGACTGATACATATATGAGTTTTTCCCGGCATATTTAAGATGAGGCGGATCAAAAACAACGAGTGAAAAACTCTCATCATCAAACGGCAGATTTGTCACGTCCATTTTTTGATCAGGCTTAATTTCAAGCAGACGACTGTCACATTGAACGTAGCTTTCGTCTCGGATGTCTCCGTAGATAACAAAAGGACTTCTTTTGTCAAAGTAAAATTTTCTGCTGCCGCAACATGGGTCTAACACCTGCATTTTCAGTCCTCATCCCAAGGGCGGAAACGTTTAACTCTTGTCATCCCTGCTAATTCAAGAGTGCCATTTGGTTCGCCGTTTAACTCTGCATACCACGTTTCATTACAGTAAATAGCGCACGCCCGAGTGATTTTTCTGAGCATAAGATTAAATAGTTCAACTCTCATCAATTCACCTTCCGGTGGCGTAACTTCAGGGAAGTTATTCCACCCGTGAGGGTTGTACTCTGGGACTTCTTCAAGATCTTCTTGAACAAAATAAGCTTGAATTTTGGGGACTCCAACATCCCCACAATAAACGCATCCTCCTAAGTCCAAATAGAAACCATACTTGCCACATCCTTCTTTTATTTGTAATTTGTCAACAAACTCAGGATCAATTGCAATGAGCTTTTTCTCAAGCTCTCTGTCCTTTAAATGCCATGCCATGATTAGTCCTCCCAAGGTCTAAACTCAACGTGATCATCTTTAGTAATATTTAAACGACCGCCAAAAGGCTTACAATCTCTGACGCGGTACCATGAGCAATATTGATAAATCAGACAGTCGTATTCGACTATTGTCTCTTCGCCCAAACCTGACAAATAAACTTTCGCCCTGAAAATCGTATTCTGTGGCGGCGTTACTTTCCTGGAATCGTTCCACGCATTGGGGTTATACTCGGGGACTTCTTCTAGCGTATCTGTGTAAAAACCCACGACTCCTAGCTTCTCACCGTTATACGTTATCTCTACATCAGTAACGGACTCGTCATTAAACCAACCGTTCGTTAGCTTTAAATTTTCTTCAACCGTATTCGTTAAAGTCTTTATGAAATCAGGATCAATCGCAATCAGCTTCTTTTCAAGTTCACGGTCTTTCAGATGCCATGTCATTTTCCTTTCTCCCTTCTAAATATCATCATCTTTTTTCAGATTGCCAACATATGACTTAACGAAATCCATAAGTACGTCAGGGATTTCATTCACGACTTCGCTCTTGGCAATAGGCGGTATGACATACATAGCAATCAAAGTCTTTGACGAAGGAATGGCAACCGAGCATACAAGGCTGAAAATAGTTACCGCTAGAAAACGCTTGCACCACGATTTAAACATTTTCTTATCGGATTCATATTCATCGTCAGATATGCTTGCTGAAAAAAACATAAAACTTCCAATGGCTCCGATGATAGTCAAAACAATAAAAACAAATTGCAGCTTGTCAACTAAGCCGATTACGTAAATTATTAAAGGCGAAATTTCCATTTTTAAACTCCTTAGCACCCGTGCAGGATGTGCTTAATCTTTTGCTCAATCTCGTTTGAGTTATATTCGAGCCGTCCGGGGCCTCGGCCCGCAAGGTAATCTTTCATTGCGCAAAACAGGCGAATGAAATGCTTAGGCGCTGTGCTCAACATTTGCTGACAGACGTCACCAGCGACAAGCATGCCGTCACGAATCTTGACGCTCTCTTCGCCCGTGGCTACAAAGCGGTAGTCGGGGTTTTCAATTGCGCCGGCTTTAATGCCACGCTGGTAGTAAGTGTGGAATGCGTCCTGAGCTTCTAAGAATTTCGTGTAACTCTCCTCAATCCACTCGTCATTCAAGGTGCCAGTGATGTTGTACAGATAGACGCTGCACCATGAGCAGAAATTCATCGTATCTCGCATACAAGCCACATCGTCATATGTACACATGCCTCGGACGAGTTTGATCTCGGCAATCATCTCAGCGTGCAGGAAAAGATTCTTGATTGCGTTGATCTGTTCCTCTGGGAGCCATATCGTGCTGTACGTAAATTTCTTCTTATGCTGCAGCTTCTTGCCCTTAGCGTTTTTTCTGTGCTTGCTCTTTGGCATCACATTCTCCCCAGCCCAAACTCGACAATTAGCACGCCACCAGCGAGCAGAAGTAAAACGAAAGTAATGACTACTCGGATCATGCCGCCACCTTTCTGGAGTTGTGCCTGCGGCGGCGGTAAATGGGAGTAGCCCAAACTTTCGCCTTTGCGTTTTTCTCAAGCTCGATCACCTTTTCTACATCTTTCTTTGAGAAAAAACGGGCTTTCCCGCACGTGACGGGCTGTAAGAAAGTGTGCTTTCTACGCAGCGTGTAAAACTTCGACTTCTTACAACCGAGCACATCCATCGCTTCTTGTTCGCTTAGTCTTTCTTCAAACATTTTTCATTTCCAATAGTTGGGGTACTTGCCTTTTGTTCGATCGTTCAGACCTCGATTTGGATTAAGGAGTGGCTTTCCCCCGTTGGCTGGATTGGCGACAGTCGAGGCTCTGTCCGGTCACGCTCCGGCACGGCTGCCGCCAAAGTCTTTACAATGGCAACTCTTCAGACTGAACATCATCAACTGGTTGTTCTGTCACGGGTTGCGCCTCAACAGCTTCTGCTTTCGCCTTGCGAGCTTTGATCTTGTCCTTCAAAGATGGTTCTACTTTGGCTTCGATGGCGGCGGGAGGCTCAGCGGTTTCATCAGGTTCAAACCAGTCAGAGGGCGAGCTCATGCCATCGCGAAGGCTCGTGTAGATCGAGCGCAAGCGAACGATTTGAGCGGGCTTGATCGCTTCAGCGCGGCATTGACAGAATTTTTCAATCTGCGCCTTGGTCACATTCAGCGGTTCGAAGGCTTCAATCAACTTCTTAATGCCTTCGGCGGTAACGTCCGTGTGGGATTGAAGCGTGAGCTGGCACTGGTTGACGGCGGCTTCAACAACGTCACCGGGCACAACGGCTAAGATACAAGCACGGAGGCGGCGGGCGCCTTGGTTAGCGACTAATTCGTAGATGTCGCGAGGATCTTCGAGCTTGTAGCTTCCCTTCTTCGTGTGACGGATGTGCGGTACTGTGAACGTGATTTCGCGGCGGGTATTTGTTTCAACGTCCCATGCGAAAGCCTGAACTTCAGACTTGCCGCCACTATTAGATAATTCACGAATACCAAACTGCATATTGCCCCATTGCTGGGCCACGGCTTCAGCCAGACGAATGCTCGGGCCTGTGATGCTGTTGCCGCCTCGGGCGTAGGCGTAGATAGCGGATTCAGCTAAAGACGGGCGGCAGCAGGCGTTAAGAATTCGGTCCATTGCGCGCTTTTGATCACGAGGATTGGTGCGAGCAATAAACAGGGCGGCCTGAACTTCAGCAACGGCTCGGCTGCTTTCTGTCGCCTGCGTGACAGTTGTCGTCATGGCAGGGGCGGAGGTGCGCCCATCGTCAAAAGGATTCATCATTGCGGTGCTTGTCATTTTTCGTTATTCCTTTCGGTTAGATCTTCAACACAAAGCGGCGTGTCGGTGCGCCGGTCTTTAGGTATTGGTTGTAAATGTCAGGCATGGCGGCCTTGAGTGCGGCGCTATCAAAACGTGCGACTGGCTTGCTGCTCTTCCATGTGCAAATCACTTGCCCTAAATGAGAAAGCGTGTCTGCCTCGCCCATTGCGCCTTGAATGGCGGCTTTGTGTGCTTCTTCACGTTCCTTCAACTCTTTCATCTTGTCTTGAATCAGCGCCAGTGCTTCAACGTGATTGAAGATTTCGTCAGTGCACTCAACCGCTGCTTTACGTGAAACGGGGAAGGCAACCTTCATCTCGTCAATCGTCATGGGAGGCGGAGGCAGCTGGGGTTCAACATGGTTGCGCCAGAAATCTGCCTCAGCTTCGATCAACAGGGATTCGAGTTCCGGGTCTGATTCAACCGTGTATATGCGAAAGTCGGATGCGCCGATCAGCACAGCCACGTCACATGAGCTAGCGCCGAGCACTGTCATATAGTGCTGTACCTGCGTCTTGTAATAGTCAGGGATTTCGTCCGTCCCTTCTTCGCCCCAACCCATTTGCGTGCGTGCAGTCTTGATCTCAACAATGCGTCCGTCTGCACGGATACCGTCCACGTCAGCAATCATGAAGGTGTGTTCAGGGTGTTGAAACATGAAGGGCGGGATGGTGACTTCCATGCCGACGGCTTCGGCGTACTTCTCACGGATAACCGGCTCCAGTCGGCGACCCCATTCCATACTGGCGTTATCAATTTCTTCGGGTTCTTCGATCTTGGAGTTGTAAACGTCCAACGGTGTGCGCCACTTTGATAAACCAAGAAGAGCGGCAACGTCTGAGCCACCGATTCCCATTTGGCGTAGTTTCAGCCATTCGGCGCGGGTGTTGGGCAGGATAATTTTGTTAGCGTCTGTCATTTGTGAGAATCCTTTAAGCAGCGAGTTTTTCTTCGGCACCGATTGAATCAATCTCTTCGGCGGACAATTGCCAATCCTCGACAAGTTCTGCGCAGCCCGAGCGTTGTAGTACGAATTGGGCAAAAGCTCTGGTCCACCCGTCAATCTTCAATTCGCCGAGTGAGAAACGAGCTTCTCTTTGTTCGCTATTGAAAATGACTTCTGTCTTTTCAATGATTTCTTGAGCGCGTTCAGGGGTTTTGACGACTGAACGAATGAAGTCTTTAGCTTGTTGCGTGAGCACGTATTTCATAGTGGAGCCTCTTTAGAAAGGATCGACAACGGAACCGAGCCAAAGCACGAAGTACAGGAATGCGAACATTCCAACGAGCCCCCAGAAATCAGGGTCTTTCAAAAACTTCGGGATCAGTCTCATTTGTCTCTCCGATGGTGAATTGGGTGGCCGGGCAACTCAGAAGGTTTTTGGGTATTTCCGGTTTTGAGCGCCTGGCCGGAAGTAAGAAGTAGCTAAACTTCTTATTGACGTAACTATAACTTCATTTAACAAGAAAGTAAAGCTACATAAATGTGTAAAAGAAACTACACGAATGAAGTTTGATTTAACTCAAAAGATAAAGAAAAACCGCCCGGAGGCGGTTCATAAAATCAAAGAGGGGAGCAATTAATCGGTTGACATCTTATTTCTTCCAAAAAACAAGAAAAGTGCGGACATGATGTCCAAGACCATCCAGGCATCCTTTGGCATGTATATAGGAAAGATTGGATTAAACAAGAAACCAAAAACTAAGCATCCCCAAAACCAGAAAGAATCACGCTCAACAAGATTAAAGGCAATCAAAACAAAAGAAACGCAGGCAGCTATTCGAAGAAAGACATAGTAGCCATAGAAGGGGATTGGTAAAGCGCCGACTGCTATCAATGCGGCAACGATAATAATCAAATTTTTAGGCATAACAGTACAGTAGAAAGAAACCCGCCGGAGCGGGTTATGTTAGTTTAGTCCTTGTAACATATCGGGTAACAGTTCCTTGTTGAATACTAATGATTTCTCAAGGAAAAAAGACGAACGTTCATATTCAGATTGACTTACTTTTCGTTGGCTCTCAACAACAGCGATAACTTTCTCTTTTCGTTTTTGCGACTTCAGTTGTACGCTCAACAATTCGGCCTCTAAAAGGCGCGATTTATCGCTAGCTGCAATGATGTAAATGGGTGAAGAGTTACTTCGATGTAGAAGGTAGTCTGCAACAAGATCGTGTGAATCGGGAACAGTATACTGTTCCTTAATTTCATCCTCTTTCATTACAGAAAGTATGGCTTCCCGTAACTCTTCCTTGAACGCACTATTGACTTTTTCTTGTCGTAGAACCGCTTTTGAATGAAGGCTTACGGAAAATTGTGCAACACGAAGAATTTTTATAGCCAAGTCATTTTCATCTTTTGCGTATGAGTAAACATCGCCATTTTCATCAACGTGCACATCCAATAAGTCAGAATATTGTTTGATGAAATACGAAACCGAATTGTTTTCAAAATCATAGCCTGCTGTCGAGGCGAACCAGTCTGCGTTTCCTCCATCATCTACTCGAAAACGACCCTTTGGCAATGGTTGGATATGAACGACAGCATTATCGTTTGTTCCAATGTAAGTCAACGGAGTTTCAACAATAGAAACACCTTCTTCAACATTGGGGCGAACTTTAAAAAGTTGGCAAATGTTTGGAGACATGATTAGAACAAAGATTCTTGGAAATAAACTTTTTCCTTAATGGTAATGCCAGCGGCTTTACAAAACAAGTTCACCAGTTCCGAGATTCCTGCATCAGTTCTAATGTCAGGGGAACTACTACCGTACACTTTCAATTCTGGTGCGCCCGGCAGCTCTCTCGATGTAAAGTCAATGTCTGGATCGGTTTTACAGGGTAACTTTACATGAAGTCCCTTATGATCAGGGTGATCATGAAAAATCATTAACGGTATCAATTTACCTTCGGTGGTTCGTAATCCCCAGTATGCATAGAATTTGCACTGAATAAGCAATGGCCTTCTACGGTACGCAAAAACGACAACATGATTATTGGCAACTTCAATAATGTCAGTAACCATGTCATACTTTCGCAGTTGTTTTAATGGTTTTGGATAGTTTTTGCTTCGTGATCCAGCATAGAACTTAGGAATTCCGTCGAGAGTTTTACTTACCTCTTTCATGTCTTTTAGTTGACGAGGTTTCATACTTTTTCCCCTATAGCAACCCTTGTCTTTATTAAAATGGCCCGCTGCCGGAGCGGTCAACAACTCGTCCAATCAAAACGAATTGATCCATTTCCTCTGGGGTAATTTCTTCATCATGTTCGTTTGGGTTTTCAGAATGAACAATTAGGCCGCCATTGAGTTTTGTGAAAAGGCGCTTGATTCTCTGGCTGCCACCAAAGCAAAACGCATAAATTTTCCCTGAAATAATTTCTTTGGACGAGCAATCGCACAAGACGCTATCGCCGTCAAATAGAATTGGGATCATGCTGTCGCCACTGACTTTCAAACGCTTGCAGTGTGCTGGATTCAAGCCGTGATCTCTAAACCATTGAAGGCGATAAATAGCCGGTTTGCTTTCAGATACTTCTTCAAAAGATGGGTTGCAACGGTCACCGCAGCCAAACTCTACTCTGTATTCTGGGATTTCAATAAAACCTTCTGGCACCGTATCTTCATCATGCAACGCCGTCACACTTCCAGATTTCATATCGCCTTTGCCGGTAGTGAGCCATTGGACGCTGACGCCTAAAAAGACGGCGGCCTTCATGGCGTTACCTGAGGTAAGTTCCTTTGTTCTTCCGTTAAACCAATTCGTAACGGACGGATGAGATACGCCGCAGTAACGCGCGAGTTCAATTTTTGATTTTCCTGACTGCGCCAGAGCCTCGGCCAGTCTGTCTTTTAATTCACTAGGCATAAAGAGTCCTCCGTAGTTAAGCCTACATGAAAAACAAAATGGCGAAAGCTGTTGATAATTTTAATTACGTAGCTATAATTACGTCAAATAGAAAGAATAACTACATTCTGGAGAGTGTATGGCTACATTTAAAAGGGCTCGCCGGCTCGACATTGAGCGTTCGGTTCAGGTCATCGAAGCATTGGGCGGCACATTGAAATTATCAAAAGAGTTTGGGATTCGTCACCCCTCGGTTTCCAATTGGAAAAAGTACGGGATCCCGGAAAGTCGTTTGCAGTTCATCCAATCGAAGTACAAACGAATTCCTGCCGTCAAAGAAACCCTTGATTTCCATCCTTGGAAGGATCGTTGATAGGGGAGTGATCATGGCAGAAAGACGCATGTTTGCAAAGACAATCGTAGATAGTGACGCATTTCTGGATATGCCGTTGTCCTCTCAAGCGCTTTATTTCCACTTGTCTATGCGCGCTGATGATGATGGTTTCGTCAACAATCCGAAGAAAATCCAACGCATGATAGGTTGTTCTGATGATGATCTGAAACTGCTTATTGCCAAGCGTTTTGTCCTTATCTTCGATAGCGGCGTCATTGTTATCAAACACTGGCGTCTTCATAACACACTTCGGAAAGACCGCTACAAGCCGACGATATACCAAGAAGAGTTTAAAAAACTGATTTTGAAATCAGACGGGGGCTATACAGATAGGTTGCCATCTGGTTGCCAAGTGGTTGCCAATCGGTTGCCATCTGGTTGCCAAGCGGACGACAAAGAAGAAACCGCAAAAAATGACGAATCTAAAGATATCAATGAGTTAGATGTTGGTTGCCAATCTGGCAACCAAGTGGCAACCCAGGATAGGTTAGGTAAGGATAGGTTAATTATTAACACTAACCAAAAACAAACTGAAATATGTAACGAAGAGCCTGCGCGCGAGGATGATGTTTGTTCTGAAAATTTTGATGATCCTCTTATCGAGCAGGCTGAAAATCTCGCAGCAGAACAAACCCAGAAAGTCGTTGATGATCCGGACGCGGTCGTTACCCCTGTCCAAGTGATCGGCTTGGCCCGCTTTCATGGCATCAAAGTCGCTCGAACAATCAAGCTCGAGCAAGTCTGCAAGCAGCAAAAACTCACCGTTGACAATGTTCGCCAGTGCATACGCATCGCCAAGAAAGAGCAAAAGGGCGGGCCGTACCTCGTTGGCATCTTAGCCAACGCCGTCAATGAGCCGAACGAATACCACACGTGGGAATACCAAGAACAAAAACGAAAGGAATGGCAAGAAGGCGTTGATGAAAACGTTCCATTCTAGGAGGCATAAATGGTCGAAGAGAAAAAAGAAAACGATGCTCGCAGTGATCTGACGAAAAACCAACGGTCTTTGCTGGAACGGGTTGAGGCCTTGGCGCTGGTCTATAGCCCCAATGCCAAAGAAATTCCGCAAAAAGCGTGGACCTTCTGGTTCGATGCCGTCAAGGGGTCAACCCTGAACGAGATCAGTGACGCTATCAGCGATTGGAGCAAAACGCAGTCTCGCATGATGACGCCATCGGATTTATACAAGATGCTTTCAAACCAACGGCTCAAACAGCGCGAACTCGAAGCCAAAGAACAAGCCCAAAAAGATCATCAACCGTTGCCAAAGAATGTCGCTCAGGTCTTTACCGACAAAATGAACGAATCTTTGAAAAAGAACATTCCGGCCGATGCTTGGGCAAGACGCAATCGGATTCGCGAAGCCTACGGCTTTGTGATGCCGGAGTTTGTCGCGAGGTTGTGGCGGCGTGCATTGAATCTTCCGGACGATTATCACTTCGAGGATACAAAAGGCGTCTTTCCGCTTGAGAACTACCCAGACGAACGAACGTCTTTTTATCACGACTGCCGCATTCACTTCATGCACGAGTACGAAGAGCGACACGGATTAACCCTTGAGTTCGACAAGGATTTGGCTAAAAAGCGTTACCAGACAGCGCCGGCTAGGGAGGCTGCGTAAATGGATTGGCATTTTCTTCTCATCGAGCTGCTTCTTTTTCTAGCTGTCGGTTGGCTGGTTTTCTTGACACTGCTTTTCTACTGGCTGGTCTTTTGCGGGGGCGTGGTTCCCTTCAGCGCAACGACTTGGCTCGTGATTTCGCTGGCTGCTTGGATTGCTGTTAATGCCTTGGTTTACTACCTGTCTTGGAGAGAATCGAAGGGGCGGACGAAATGACTTTCTTTGACTTCATCGTATTGGGAACATTTGTACTGGGACTTGTCAACGCCTTCTGTCTCTGCATGTTGACGATAAGTGTTGATCGAGACATTGATGATTTGAAAGAGTGTAAGGCAAACAAAGACGAATTGGACGCCCACAAGAAAGTCGTTCGTCAGTCTCTTGACGTGCTACGCGAAGATCACAGGGCATCAATGAAGCGTATGCAGCAGAAATTCAATGTGGTCAACGCAAAAGTCTCACACAAGAAAAAGGCTCGCGTGGTGTTCTTCGATCATGTGAACGAAAAGGGGGCTGAAAATGAATGATTTGGGTTTCGGCGTCAGGGATCGAATTGAGAAAGCAATCTACAACAAGCGAAAACACGTCTCCTTTCGTTTTGAATCTTCGGTTAATAGCAAAGCTCCAACGGTGATTCAAAAAGCGAACAGAGCGTTGTTTAAAGAGCTTAACGCCGTCAGGGACAAAAATGCAGTCATCGTCAGCCTGAAGATTGATCTGCTCATGACTGGCATGTACACGATGATCGACTTCGCAAAGTACACAGGAAAACTTCACGAAATCCGAGCCGGCATCGGAAAGTCGGGCCATCTCACAATCGAAGGCTTCACGTACAAGTACGAAAAAGCCGCACCTGGGAAAAAAGACGAATGGATCTTCGATGTCTATTTCTTTGAAGCTGATCCCACAGATCCTTTTGCTAGGAGCATTTCCAATGACTAACGCACAAAAACGAATGTTTGCCCTTGGCCGTCTGCCTGCTGGTGTCATGAATAAAACGGAGGCCGAGTTTGCACGTGAACTCGAGATGCAGCTTAAAGCCGGTCTGATCGCAGATTGGAAGTTTGAAGTCGAGACGTTCAAGCTCGGTAAAGATTGCCGATATACGCCTGACTTTCGGGTGTTTGAGACAGATCGCACGATCACCTTCTACGAGGTTAAGGGCTTTTGGACTGATGACGCTCGAGTGAAGATCAAAGTGGCGGCTCAGCAAAATCCTATGTATCGCTTTATTGCAGTCAAAAAGCGTCCGAAAAAGGACGGTGGCGGCTGGATTCGTGAGGAGTTCTGATGTCTGATGGAACAGAAAAAACGCAAGAAAATACGAAGACCTCGCCGTGGATCGCGGAGGTACTTCCTCGAGCAACAGCCCTTTCTTTGGTCAGGGCTGCAGAAGTGGCCCGAGCGCTCCCGCTCGGTTCACTGGCTCGAGCGAAAGTCATCAGGGATGCGGAAAAAAAGGCGAAAGCTGAATGCGCAAACGCCTTCCGTCATGACGATGGTCACAGTCAATGATGCCGGGCGAGCAATCGGAGAAGATCATGTCAACGCGAAATACTTGGACGAAGATGTGGAGCGTGCGCGTGAGCTGGTGGCTTCCGGGCAATATAAGCTCCGTGAAATCTCACAGATGCTCGATATGCCAATACGAACGATCCGCGACTACGCCAAAGGCACGAGGCGAAATCAGTCTGTAGCGGGCTGGAAAAAGATTAGAAGGTACAAAAAAGAATGACTAAAAAAGGTGAAAAACTTACTCTCAAGCAGCAAGCCTTTGTCGCCGAGTACCTCAAATGTGGTAACGCGACAGAGGCTGCAAGGCGTGCGGGGTACAGCGAAAAAACGGCAGCGAAGATAGGTGTTGAAAACCTCCAAAAACCAGTAATCAAGGGGGCTATCAATGCGGCCAAAAACAAGATCATGGACGAGGCAATCGTGGATGCAGCCTTCGTTTTGAACGGTCTGAAAGAAGTCGCCCTAGCCGGAATGGTCAAAGTTCCTAAGCGCGATATGGCTGGCAATCAGGAAGTTGACAGTGAAGGCAACCCCGCTTGGCGAATGATTGACGCTCCGTCAGCAACAGGCGCCCTTAAGACGCTCGCTCAGTGCATTGGCTTGGGCAAAGACAAAGACGAAAAAGATCAGGCAATTACAACACTTGCCGAAACTCTCAGCACGCTGGTCAATAAGCAATGAGCAAAACTCAATCTTTTGATCTCACAACAAAAGCAGGCATCGAAAAGGCGCTGCTACACGTGGCGGCTAGTTGCTCTAAGGATCCTTTGCGCTTTGTAAAATCCGCGTTTCCTTGGGGCAAGGGCGTGCTCTCTGGTATGTCAGGCCCTGATAAATGGCAGGTTGATTTGTTGACGACAATCGGTGATCGTTTAAAATCAGGAGAAAATGCTCAAGATGTTATTCGTACGGCCATCGCTTCCGGTCACGGTATCGGAAAATCGGCTACGGTGTCTTGGCTTATCCTCTGGGCTATGTGTACCTTTCCCGATACTCGCGGTGTTGTGACGGCCAACACGGATACTCAGCTTCGTACTAAGACGTGGGCCGAGTTGGCTAAGTGGTTTCATCTTTGCATTTTCAAATCATGGTTTGAGCTTACGGCCACTTCGATCTTTTCTAAACAGCCCGGACATGATAAGACATGGCGTATTGACGCGATCCCTTGGTCTGAATCCAATCCTGAAGCATTCGCCGGCTTGCATAATCAGGGCAAAAGAATTTTGGTCATCTTTGACGAAGCGTCCGCCATTGCGGACAAAATTTGGGAAGTTATTGAAGGAGCTTTAACAGACAAAGAAACACAGATCATCTGGAGCTGTTTTGGAAACCCTACGCGTAATACTGGACGCTTCTTTGAGTGTTTCAACAAATTCAGACACCGTTGGGAAAACCGACACATTGATTCCCGTGATGTGGCCATCAGCAATAAGGAATTGCTTAAAACATGGGAAGAGGACTACGGCGAAGATTCCGACTTCTTCAAAGTCCGCGTCCGTGGTGTTTTCCCGAGCCAATCGGCTATGCAGTTTATTGCCCGCGATACCGTTGACAAGGCGGTGGTCCGCCCATTGTCTCACGTTCCGTACACTAAGATGATTGCCATTATGGGCGTTGACGTGGCTCGCTTCGGTGATGATGCTTCTGTTATCCGTGTGCGTTTTGGCCAAGATGCCCGATCCATGGAAAAGAAAAAGTTTCGTGGTCTCGATGGATGGCAGTTAGGTGCCAAGATCGCTGAGTGGCATAACGAACTCATCAAAATGGGCGTACCAAAAGTTGTAATCAATGTGGACACAGGCGGCGTTGGGGCATCGCCAGTTGATTGGTTAAGGCATAACAATTATGACGTTAACGCTATCAATTTTGGATCGGAGCCAACAAACAAGGAACGGTATAAAAATCTTCGTGCTGAAATGTGGGGGCGGATGCGCGAATGGCTAGAGCAAGGCGGTTGTATTGCTGACGATCAAGACTTGGTAACTGATTTGACGGCCGTTGAGTACACTTACACGCCAACTAATCAGCTGCTTTTGGAAAAGAAAGAGGACATGAAAAAACGTGGACTCGCTAGTCCTGACGATGCCGACGCTTTAGCTTTGACGTTCGCCATTCAGATGAACGAGTACCTAGACAATCTTCCGTCTCCCGCTTGCCGCGATCGCAGAGGATCGCATCGAACTCGAGATCCGTACGCATAAAAAGACTTGTGCGCGTGTACACAATTTCTGACTTGAAAATGCCTCTCAGAATTTCTGTTGAGGCATTTTTCAATGAGTGATTACATCAAACGTCTAGCCGGACCGTACATCGGAACAGGTACAGGTGAGAAAACTTTTACCTTCGGCTTCTTTACGTATGCAGCTGATGAAATCTATGTCGGTACGTCTATGTCCAATGACGAGGCTACGACTATTCTCGAGCAGGGCGTTGACTACACCGTTTCACTCAATGACGACCAAGAAGCTGTGCCTGGTGGGTCAATTACTCTTTTAAATGAAACGGGACTTAGGCAAGGGGAGGCTCTGGTTATCGGTTCTGCTTTAGATCCTGTAAAAACCATTGAGCTGACGAACTATTCGCGTTTTCCGCCAGAGCAGATTGATACTGAGTTCAATCGTATCTTCATCATCTTGCAGCAAATTTACGAAGAAACAGGCCGCACATTAAAAGTGCCGGCTACGTCTTCTGAAACGCCTGAAGACATGATTGAGCGGTTGCTTGCAGCACAACAAACTGCGCAAGCGGCCGCTGATGCTGCTGAAGCAAGCGCTCAAGCAGCTGAACAGAGCAAAGATGAGGCAGCTGAGATTCTCGAGCAAGTTCAAGACGCATCAGAAAACGCTGACAAAATTCTTCCGTATGCGGATGACCTATCGACTGTTGCTGACAACATTGAAAGTGTTCAGGCTACTGGAGGATCAATAACAAACGTCAATATCGTAGCGGGTGACTTAGACACGACTACCCAGCCTATCGATGTCGACTACGGTGACTATGACGATGAGAGCGGATCAGGTGAGGTCGAGGTGCCTACGGGCGGCAACATCGTCACGGTCGCCACACACATTGATGCTGTTGATACTGTTGCTGAAAACATCGACTCAATCCTTGCGATTGAAGACAAAATCGATGGGCTTGATCAGACAGTAGAAGAGATGGAAGCAGCTGTGACGGCGGCTGAGACAGCTCAATCAGCTGCCGAAACATCAGCAACGCAAGCGGCTCAGTCCGCAACTAACGCCGCGGCTCAAGTCACAATCGCGAAAGATTGGGCTATTAAGCTTGATGGCAAAGTCCAAGAGGGCGGCGTTGAGATTGATTTCTCTGCAAAGTACTGGGCGAATCAGGCCAAGGGATCCGCTGATTCCGCTTCCGCTACTTTGACGCAAGTAACCCAAGCTGGTGAAACAGCTGTCAGCAATGTTCAGAGTGCACAAAGCACAGCCGTCCAGGCGGTCAACTCTGCGGGTACTACTCAGATTGGCGCAGTAGAAGACGCTAAAGACTCGGCAGTTGCAGCTGTTTCTGCACAACAGACCACGAGCGTCAATGCAGTTAATGCCGCCGGTCAAACGCAAGTCCAAGCTGTAACGGCCGAAGGCGTAAAACAAGTTGGGCTTGTTGAGGATGCGGGTGAATCTCAAGTAAGCGCTGTCAACACGGCTGGCGCACAACAAACGGCGAATGCGCAGGCACAGGCTCAGGCAGCCGCACAAAGCGCTTCAGAAGCATCGCAGCATAAAACCGATGCCGAGAGTGCAAAGACTGCCGCTGAAACTGCTAGAGACGCCGCAGTGGCTGCGCAGGCAGCGGCTGAAACCGCAAAGTCTCAAGCTCAGTCAGCGCAAAGCACAGCCGAAACGGCAGCAGGAACGGCAACGAGTAAAGCAAGTGAAGCGAGCGGATATGCGACTGCAGCTTCCAATGCTCAGACGGCGGCAGAGTCAGCGCGCGATGCCGCAATCGCTGCTAAAGAAGCGGCTGAGGATATTGCAGGAGAAATCGGGGACCCGCTCGGCAAAACTGAAGCCGCGCAAACCTACTTATCAAAGACCGATGCAGCAGCAACTTACGCAACAAAAACCGAAGTAACAAGTGGTCTGTCTGGTAAGGCCAATACGTCTCATACGCATCAGCAAACAGACGTGGAAGGGTTGGGTACTGCGCTGGCTGGAAAAGCTAACTCAAGTCACACGCATGAAATTTCAAACGTGAACGGACTCCAGTCCGCGTTGGATGGAAAACAGGCAGCGGGAGACTACGCTGCCGAGACTCACACTCACACAGCTTCTCAAGTAACTGACTTGGGAACGCTCGGAACTAAAAATGAAATCACAGCCGCAGAGCTTGCGGCAACAATCGACTACGGAGAATACGCAGATGCCTGAAGTTAGAGAGGTACAGCAAGCCCGTGCTTCGGCCACAAAGCTTACAACGCTGGTTGGTAAAGCAGGTCAGTGGATTATCGAGAAGGTAACGTGGCGTCCGCACATTATGGACGGCTCAACAGCTGGTGGTCATCCACTCGCTTTCAAAAGTGAAGTTGATTTAAAAGCCGACGATAGTGTTGTCGTTAAACAGACCGCTCAAACTCTCGGGGAATCAGTACAGACTCAAGTGCTAACGAACCTCGGTGTGATTGACGCTTTGGAAGAGCTAATTACTGAGAACGGCGGAACTGTTCCCACGTCTTTGTCTGAGAACTCTGTTCAGACAATGAGCGCGGCACCTGTTGATCCGTGGTGTGATCTCGAATAACGAAGGAGACTGATTAATGCAGTTTTATAACACGATAGACGAAGTGCAAGCGGCTTATCTCACCAAAGCCAAAGCGACCGAATCGCCTACCCAAGCCGTGAAAGTGGGCGGAAAGATTCAGGCTTCAAGCACGGGAAACAAGTCTTTCTCCTATGCGGCTTGTTGCCCAGTAGAAGTAACCGCAAAGGTCGCTAATCGCTATATCAAAGGCGGCAAGGTGCAAGACGAAGCACCGATTTTGATTACCAGTGACACGGGTGACTTCTTAGGTGGTACGAAAAAGGTCTATGCCTTTACCACACCGGGATTGGGTGAGGACAACCTCAAACCGAAGTCTATTGTGAGCGGAGGTCTTTTGAAGACGTGGAGCACGGTTACTTTCAAGGCTAATCACAATTTTATGGTTAAGAGTGAGCCTGTAACCGTGGCTATGTTTAGAAGCACCATTGACGGTGCTTTGTACGTCGAAGCTGAATTGCCTGAGCAAGATCAGGACAAGTGCTTGACTAAATACATTACAGAAGTGAAAGCCGAGCGAAACGCCCGTATTTCAGACACGGATAGCTATATCCAAGTTTCTGACATGACTGTTATGGCAAAAGTGAAAGCCAAGCGATCAGCATTGACGGATGAGGACAAGGAAGCGATCAAGGAATACCGTCAATCCTTGCGTGATCTACCTGAACAAACGGGTTTCCCGTTTGTGTCGTTCCCGTCTTTACCTGACTGTATCGCTTACGAATGTCAGCAAAAGATTGATAGCAGAAATCAACAAGGAGGTTTGGAATGAGTGTGAATATTAAGGCGCTTGTAGAGAAGCTCTTTCATATGAGCAGTTCTCAAGCCATGCCGTCAACGTCTGAGATTTCTGTCTCGGCCTCAGAAGGCGAAGGTAGTTTTACAGCACCGACTGACGGCTATTTGGTGCTGGGTGCAAGTCGAAAGAGTAGTTCTGATTTTGCTGTAGTCAACATTTGGAACAACATCAATACGTGTTCTGCTTCGAGCGAGGGCTACGGACAATCTCGTGCTTATGTTCCGTGCAAAAAAGGAAAAACCGTGCAATTTTCAATCATTGGTAACGTAGACCGCTCTGTATTTATCTCCACAATCGGGGGGGGGACTTAATCAAATTATTCAAAGCGGAGGTGATTTATGCCTGATTTAAAAGCATACCTCCGCAACTTCTCAAAGACGCTCGGGATTTTGAAGCCACTGGGTGAGTCAGTTTCCTACAACTTCTCACAAGCTGAAAATGAAGTTGTCGCGCCGTTTGATGGCTTCATGCAGATCTCTGTGCGGTGCACGTCCTACTGGGTCAACGTCTCAATTTCCGGCCGGGAGGCACCGGTCATGTCTTTGCAGAGTTCATCGGTCAGAACAGACTTGAGCGGGACAATACCGATTAAAAAGGGAGAGACCTACCACATTTGGACGGACTGGCAGAGCGAACGCTACAACGTCACTTTGTTCCCGTTAATGAACACTAACTAACCCAAGCCCCTTCGGGGGCTTTTTCATTTTGTGCGCGTGTGCACTGAATTCTCTCTCACAATGCACGCATGGAAATCAAATCTTTTACTGTGTCCGAGGTTATTCAACATCCGGACTTTAATGCTGTTGTTGAGGATTACACCGCTGAAAGCGGTAATCCTGATCTTGGTCCGGGTATGCCCGCACTTGATTTGTACAAACAGCTTGAATCGGCTGGTTTGTTTAGGGTCGAGTGTGCAGTTGATGGTGATCGCCTCGTTGGAATGGTGACTGTCCTCGTAACGGTCTATCCCCATTTTGGCAAGAAAGTGGCATCAGTTGAATCGCTTTGGTTGTCTAAGGGCTATCGAAAAGGCCCTGCCGGCTTGAAATTGATCAGGCGTGCTCAGGTTATGGCTAAGGAAATGGGAGCTGTTGGTGCATATTTCGGTGCCCGTGAAGGCTCTCGATTGGCTCGACTTTATGAGCGGATTTTCACTCCGATGAATCGGCTCTTTTGGGTGAAGCTATGAGCAATGAATTGATCCAAACTGGTCACTTGCCGCCTTGTTCTAAGCAAGACTTGGCCGTAATGGACGAGGTTATTGATCGTGTTAAGCAATTGCCTGAGGTCGAAATCAAGATTGATCATTTCATTCATGCTGGCTTGTATGTTCGGACATGCTTCATTCCCGCTGGCTGCGTGATTGTTGGGGCACTGATCAAGATTCCGACTGTTGTCGAAGTTTGCGGTAAATGCAAAGTCACTGTCGGGACAACGACTAAGTTGATTGATGGTTACGTGGTCATGAAAGCCGAGGCGGGTAGGCGTCAAGCATTCCTTGCTATTGAGGATACCTACGTCACCATGACTTTCCCAACTAAGGCAAAAACAGTCAAGGACGCTGAAAAAGAATTCACAGACGAATTTGAACTTCTAACTACAAATAAGGGGTTGAGAGAATGAGCGGTGCAATTATTGCCGGGGCGGTTGTTGCTGGTGTCAGCGCGGTAGCCAATATGTATTCCTCAAGTAAGCAGGCTCGTGCCGAACGCGGCGCGGCTAAGCAAGCAGAGCGTCAACAGCAGAAAGTCGCTGAACAGGCTCGTCAAGACGAGCGCCGACAAAATCAGAATTCTGCGGACATTTCGGGCATCCTCGATGCGAATGTTAATTCGGCCTTGTCGGGTGGTTCTACGCTTTTGACGGGCGCGGGTGGTATCTCGAATGATCGTTTGAATCTTGGCGCTGGCAACAAGTTAGGCTAATCAGGGGTAAGTCACTATGGATCGCAAGGATTTGCGTGATTCGATTCTTCGCAGATGGACGCAGTTGAAGCAGGAACGCGAGCCGTATCTGTCTCAGTGGCTTGCGATCTCTGAATTCATTACGCCGGCTTCGGGTAAGTTTCTCGATTCAAGCACGGGCCACAATGACACGGCCCGTAGCCGTTGGAATCGTATCTATAACAACACGGCCACGCGTGCCGCCAATATTCTGTCTGCCGGCCTCATGTCCGGTATGACAGACCCTTCAAGCCAGTGGTTCGCATTGACGACAGGCGATCCTGATCTTGACTCTTCGCAAGCGGTCAAGGTTTGGCTCGATCAGGTCCAGCGCATTTTGGAAATGGCTTTCCAACGCACAAATACCTATCAAGCCCTCCATCATGGGTGGCGCGAGGTAGGAACGATGGGCGTTTTGGCCAACGTCATTATTGAAGATCCTATTGACGGCTTCTACTGCAATCCTTTGGTTGTTGGCGAATACTGCATCGGCGTGAACTACAAGGGCCAGCCTGACACGCTTTATCGCCGATTCACAATGACTGTGGCGCAACTCATGCGGCGCTATGGTCGCAGCAAACTGCCGTCATCTATTGTCAACCAGTACGATCAGAATCAATATGATCATAAGTACCGCCTGATCCATGCGATTGAGCCGCGCTTTGAGCGTGATACGAGAAAGATTGACAATCTCAATATGCCGTGGCGATCTGTCATCCTATTGCTTGGTGATGACGAAAAGAATTGCGGTGTTTTGGAAGAATCGGGTTACAACGAATTCCCTGCGGTCGTTGGTCGTTGGGGTGCGTCTGCATCGGACGTGTATTCAGAAGAGGCTCCGGGAATGGTGGCCTTGGGTGACGTGCGTCAGCTCAACCATCAGGAACTTCAAAAGGGCAACGCCATTGACTACGCCGTTGAGCCGCCGTTGATTTTGCCGACTGACGCCAAGGACAATCCTATTGACTTCCTGCCTGGCGGCCGTACTTATATCAACATGGCGGGCGCTCACAATCAGGTTCAATCCGCGTGGAATGTGCCTCTCAACATTACGCCGCTTGCCCAAAACATTGCCGAGGTTCAGGAACGTATCAATCAGGCGTTCAATGTTGATATGTTCCTAATGTTCGCAGGCGCTGCACGGGCAAACATGACGGCCACGGAGGTCGCTGAAAGACACGAAGAAAAGCTCATGATGTTGGGACCGGTGCTTTCACGCTTGAATCAAGAAGTCCTAAAACCTCTTATCGAGCGTGCTTTCAACATTTTGCAACGCGCGGGGCAGATCCCACCGCCTCCTCCCGAGTTACAAGGCCAGTCATTGAGCATTGAATATACCTCAATGCTTGCTCGCTCTCAGCGCGCGATCCGTGCTCAGTCGCTTACAAACTTCTTAGGCATGGTTGGCCAAGTGGCTCAATTCAAGCCAGAGGTACTCAATAAGATCAATCCCTTCCAAGTTGTCAATGAGTACGCCGACTATTACAGCGTTGCGCCCTCAGTTCTCGTTCCTGATGACGAAGCCAACGCACAGTTGCAAGCGCAACAGCAGGCTCAAGCTCAGGCCGCTCAGGGCGAACAAGCCGCTCAGTCGGTGGACGCTTTGTCGAAGTTGGGCAAGATCCCTGCGGGCAATGAAACAATGGCTGGGCAGGTTATCGAAGGCTTGCAACAGTTAGGAGCGGGCCAGTAAAGAAGTCTTTTTCATAGTAAACAGTGCAGAGTAATTCTCTGACGCCTCTACGCCGGATTTGTTGAAAAACGGTCCGGCTCTTTTTTTGTGCGCGTGTGCACGTTTTTGTCGCTGACAATTCCTCACATGAAACAAAGAGACCCTTTTGATTTAGCCGCGATTGAAAAAGATCGCGAAGAACTTGAGTTTGAGAGACAGCGCGCGATCACTCGTGTTCGTCTCTTGCTCAAGAACGTTATGCAGGACAAGGACGGGCGCGAGCTCGTGTTCTTTATGCTCGATCTTTCTCAGTGCGACACGGTGTCTTTCAACACCAACGCATTGACGATGGCGTTCAACGAAGGCCGCCGGTCATACGGCATAGATCTAAAGCGTCTCATTGATCCTGAACTTTATCAACTCATGTTGAAGGAAAGTTATGAGCGAACAAGAAACAAGCGCAGCAGCCGAAACGACAAATGAAGCGGGCGCCAACGGCGGTGAGAACGGGCAAGCCACAGCCGCCGCATCGGAAAACAGCGAAGGCCAATCCCAGAGCACGGGTGCAGAAAACCTGTTGACGGGGGCTAAGCAGTCTGACGGTGAAGGTTCCGAAGAAAATGCCGGTGAAAAGAAAGCTGAAAACGGTGACGAGAAATCCAAGGAAGTCGAAAAGAAGGAAGAAGCCGAACAAGGCGCTCCTGAGCAGTACGAGGAGTTCAAAGCACCCGAAGGGCTGAGTTATGACGATCAATTCATGGGCACTTTCAAGGACGTGGCCAAGGAACTCAATCTGAGCCAAAAGCAAGCCCAGCACCTTTTAGATAAGTGTGCGCCGGTTCTCGCTCAACGCCAGGTTGAACAAATCAAAGCGGTTTCAGATCAGTGGGTCGAACGTACCAGGTCTGACAAAGAAATTGGTGGGACGAACTGGACGCGCGCGGCAAGCGACATTGCTCGTGTGCGGGATCGGTTCGGTGTCAATGCGGACGGAAAGATGGATCCGGATATTGCCGAGTTCATGAGCACGCCAATTGGCAACCACCCGGGGCTTTTGAAGTTGCTTGCCCGTGTTGGTCGGGCGTTTGGAGAAGCGGGCTTCCCAAAAGGGGGGAACGATTCTGATGGAAAGATTCGCCTTGAAGATATCTATAAGTTAGAAAAATAAAGAGGAAATTTATTATGTCTAATTCTGATGTTATCGCCGGCATGCAGCCTGTTACTTTGGCTACTTTGCAAAGTACCATGAAAAAGCCGGAAGAGCGCCTTATGGTGCAAACGATCCGTGACTACATGCCTTTCTTTGATCGTGCAGTTTTTAGCACTGCCAGTGATGGAACTCGTGATGTAGCCAAGATCATTACAGAGTATCCGGAAGGCCAAGCTCGCGGTTACAACGAAGGTTGGGATTCTGAAGCTGCTTACGGTAAGCAAGTTGCGTATGAAACTTCTATGTATCGTACGCGTAGTCCTGTCGATTACGATATGTATATTCATAAAGGGGCAAAAGCAGCCGCTTGGCGTGCTCAAGAAGATCAACGTTTCCAACTTGGTATGGCTCGAGCAATGGTTCGTCGTTGTTTCTACGGCAACCGCAATGAAAATGGACGAGACATGTTGGGCCTTCGCAATATCGTTGTACCTGATGAAGTTTGGAATGATCGCATTATTAATGCCGGTGGAACGACCGCAGATAAACAAGCCGAATTTTGGGTAATTAACTGGCGCGAAGGCGATATCCATTTAACTGTTCCCGAAGGAAAGGAAGCCCCGGGTCTTTTCATGGATGTAGGCAATACGCCTGTTTATGTCCCTGATAAAAACGGTAAGGAATATCGAGCTCTTGTTTCAGAAATGGGCTGGGATTTAGGAATTTCTGTTTTTAATCCGTTGAATATTGTTCGAGTTACCAATATTGATACAGCTAAATTATCTGAAAAAATTAGTTCGACCGGTGTTCCGAATTTGATCAAATTGCTCACTATGGCTCTCAATCGAATTCAACTTGATGAAGGACGTGCTTGTATTTACATGAATGAAAACCTTTTAGGTTGGTTGCAATTGCAAATTCAGGAAAAAACAAACGTTCAATTCAATCAAAAGACGATTGGAGATCGTTTAGTCGATGTTTGGGGAACGACACCGATTTATAAGCTCGGCAATGATGTGTTGTCTAACACCAATCCTGTTCTGAGTTTTTCTTAAAGGGAGGCTAAATATTATGTTGGATTTGAAACTTGTTTTGTGCGAAAACAAAAGTTTGGCCTCTGCCATTACGTCTGATACGTTGGATTTAGTTCAGGAAAAACCGGATACCGGTACCTATCCGATGTTCATTGTGTTGCTGTTCCCGACTGCCGGAACGGGTGCAGGAAGTACTAATGCAGTCACTTTCAAAATTCAGGATTCTGCTGATGGTTCAACTGATTGGAAGGATGTTGCATTAACCCCTGCAATCGCTGGCCAAGACTGCAAGGGTTTTATGGTTATGCCTATGCCCATCAAGCATCGTCGGTATGTTCGATTGGCTTCAACAGTGGCTGGTACGGTAACAGGCAATGTTACGGCTTATATGTCTGATCAATATCCGATTGATGTGGACTATAAGATGCAGGGCTATGAATGGACTGAACCAACAGGTGACTAACGCTTGGCTTGATTGATGGAGGTGGGGGCTTAATAGGCCCCCATATTTATATATGGCAACAAATGTTGATATTTGTAATCTTGCGCTTAGTCAGCTCGGCGAAAACGGTCAAGTGACGGCATTGAATCCGCCCGACGGCTCTGACTACGCGGCGCATTGCTCGAACTACTACCCGATAGCATTGCGAAAACTCTTTGAAGAGTTTGACTGGAGTTTTGCTCAGACGCGCGCCCGTCTTAACAAATTGGCCAGTTTTGATACAAGCCTTTATGCGTACAAGAACGCTTACGCATTGCCATCAGATTGCGTTCGGGTGACGAGAGTGGCTGAGGCTAAAGAATTGGATAGCGTCTGTCCATTTATTACCGAGTGGCCACGCAACTACGAAATTCAGTATTCCAAGACGACTGATAACAGAATTTTGTTGACGGACGTGGATAACGCGGTGCTTCAGTACACGATCTATAAAGATGCTCCGGCTCTTTTCCCAACCTATTTCATTGAAGCGCTGGTGCTCGGCTTGGCTGTCTATCTTGTCGGACCGTTGAAGCGATCGGATGCAGCCTCGTCAATGGCTCAGAATCTACGCCAGGCTTACCAGACCGCCTTGAGTGAGGCCAAGACGATTGACGCTCAGAACGCCGCAAGACGCAAGCATCACTATGTTGCTTCTCAATTACGCGCGAGGTGGGTGTAGAAAATGGCGGTTAAAGTTTTTCAGCGATCATTTAACGGCGGTGAAGTATCGCCCTCGATGTTTGCCCGTATTGACGATGGAAAGTATCAAACAGGTTTGGCCAAGTGCACAAACTTTCTAATTGAGCCACAAGGCCCAATCACAATGCGCCCGGGCTTTGCTTACGTCAATAAGACGAAGCAGCAGGACAAGCCGCCTAAGCTCATTCCGTTCACGTTCTCAACTGATCAAACAATGGTGCTCGAGTTTGGGGACAAGTACATTCGTTTCCATACGCAGGGCCAGACGCTTTTAGATGACGATGGCGATCCTTATGAGGTGGTGACGCCTTATTCCATTGATGACGTTTTTGATGTTCACTATGTGCAGTCTGGTGACGTTCTGACGTTGGTTCATCCTCAGTATGCCCCTCGTGAGTTAAGGCGCTATGGCGCTACGGATTGGCGCTTGGTTGAAATCAATTTTAGTTCTTCACTGTCAGCTCCGACAGGGCTAAACGTTGTTTCTCATGGTTCTAGTGGAGGTGGTGCTTATACCCGAGAATATGCGGTTACAGCCTTATTGGCAGATGGTTCTCAAGAATCAGCTAGAAGTGAAAGTTTTGAAATCGACTGTCATCCATATGGTGATGGTGCCTACAACGAAATTACTTGGAATGCTGTTGAAGGGGCGGGACTTTATCGCGTTTATCGTAATGAAGGTGGGGTTTGGGCCTATATTGGCCAAACTAATACTTTGTCAATTAAGGACGAGAATATTGATCCGGACGCATCAATCACGCCGCCCATCTACGATGATGTATTTATCAATGCAGGTGGTATTTCAAGCGTTGAGGTTTTAACGCAAGGCGAGGGTTACTACGGTGATCGTGGAATTTCGTATATTCCTGACACGATATTTGTTGATCACAATCCTTATGATCATGGCATACCAGCAACTCCTGTTCACGGAGATGTATGGATTAACACTTCGAATGGCCAATTAATACGAAATGCCGGGAATCTATCGCTGTTTCCTGAATACTATATGCCAGTAGAGTTTAGTGGAGGTTTTTGGCCAGATGATGTAAATCACTATAAAGTTTACGATCTAGAAGGAAATGGTTCTGGTGCGGTAGTTAGGGCCCGATTCCATCAAAATGGTAAACCTCTGTATTTAATGTGTTTGGATAGCATTGAAATTTTGTCTCCGGGCGCAGGCTATCAAAAACCAAGATTGTATTTCTGGTATCACGGTACAGATAGTTCAGGGACTAGGGATTCTGTTGTCGCATATTGTGATTTAGGTATTAAGGGTGCGGCCGAAACAGTGACGCTTGAGGTTGAGGACGAAACGGGATCTGGAGCCGTCTTACAGCCAGTTATTAGTGATGGGAAAATCATTGCTGTGAATGTCATTAGTGGTGGTTCCGGATACACAAATCCAACAATTAAAGTCAATTCGCCAAGCGGTAGCGGAGCAACTTTTAAGGTCACTGTGAGTGAAACAGGCGATTATCCCGGGGCCGTGTCTTATTTTGAGCAGCGCCGGTGGTTTGCTGGTACCTACACAAAACCAAGCAATATGTGGGCTACCAAGTCCGGTACAGAAAGCGATATGTCTTTCTCGCTTCCCAGCCAAGATGACGACCGTATTGCTGTGCGTGTTGCCGCTCGTGACGCAAACCGGATTCAGCATATTGTTCCTCTGGCGCAATTGATGATGTTGACGGCTTCGGCTGAATGGCGTGTTTCTCCCTTGAACTCAGATGCTATCACGCCATCTTCAATGTCGGTTCGGCCGCAATCATATATTGGTGCAAATAATGTTCAGCCGTTGGTGATTTCTAATTCGATGATCTACGCCGCTTCACGCGGGGGCCATTTGCAAGAATGTGGCTATCTGTACGAATCGGGTGGTTATGTTTCAAATGATATTTGCCTAAGATCGTCTCATCTTTTTGATAATGACCAAATTGTTGATTTGGCATATGCTAAAGCACCTTGGCCAATTATTTGGGCTATTAATGATAAGGGCGATCTTATCGCCATGACTTATGTTCCGGAACAACAGGTTGGCGCTTTCAGCACGATCCAAACGGATAATGGTTTATTTAGGTCATGCTGTGTGGTGGCCGAAGGCGAAGAAGATATCCTTTACTGTGTCGTTGAAAGAATCATTACGGGTAAGAAACATATCTATATCGAAAGAATGAATCAGCGACAGTACACGACATTGGATCGTTCTGTTTTCTTGGATAGTTCGGGGACTTATGTTGGTGAAGCAAAGACTGAAATAACAGGCTTGGATTGGCTTGAAGGGATGAAAGTAGGCATTGTTGCTGACGGATCTGTTGAAGAAAGCCAGTTTGTGACAAATGGGAAAGTAACATTGAGCATGCCTGCCAGCTATGTTCATGTTGGCATTCCCTATACCGCTGACGCACAAACACTGCCGGTTGCCGTTGCTTTGCAGGACGGCTCCTACGGTTCTGGTCATCAAAAGAATGTGCGGTCTATGAGTTTCCGTGTGGTGAATTCAAGCGGTATTCAAGCCGGGCCGGACTTCAATGACTTGACAGAATATCCTGCTCGCTCAACCGAAAGCGCGGGCAGTCCGCCTAATCCCATAACGGACGAAATTGATTTGCCTATTTCTGGACGATGGAATAGAAGCGGTCAGGTTTGTATCCGTCAGGCCTATCCGTTGCCAATGAAAATCGTTTCCGTGACGACTACGGTAGAGATTTCGTAAAGGCCTTTAGTTTCCCGCTCTGCTCTGTCATCGGGTCTGCTGACTCCTATGCGCGTGTGCACGAAATCGAAAGATAAAGTGCTGCGCGTGTAGGAGATTTTTTTTATGGCTTGGAACGATTTAACCAGCGGTCAACAATTCGGCTACGGTTCACTGATTGCGCAGGGAATTGCCAATACCGTCAATGCTTTTGGCTCACTGAGCATAACGCGCCATCAGAATGCGATTGCCCAGTCGCAGGCCAACATTGCGCGTCTCAATGCTCAGATGATGGAGTGGCAGGCGCAAAGCCGGCTTCATGCTAATACCAAAGATCAGGTGCGTCTAACTTTGCAGGCAGGTCAAACGAAGGCGAGCCAACGTGCAGCATTAGCCGCCAATGGCATTGCTGTGGGCGAAGGTTCGGCTGCTGAACTTCAAGCCTCGACAGACATCATTAAAGAAATTGATTCAAACCAGATGACGGCAAACGCCCGCCGTGAAGCGTGGGGTATGCGCATGCAGGCCGCCAATTACGAAGGCCAAGCGCTTATGGCTGAGGCTCAAAAGAAAAACAAGTGGGATGTGTTTGCAACGACCTTGTTGGGTGGTGCCTCTCAAGTGGCCAATTCGTACATGCTCTACAACGCCCACGGGCTTTTTGATCCTGCCGAACAAAGTCCTGCACCGATCATTAACAAAAATATTCGATTCGCGGGGTAACGCACTATGCCAATGGTTCCAACTTTCCAAGGAAATATCCCTCGTGTCCGCGATACTGGCGGCTCTGGTATGGTGCCGGCTCAATCGGTAACTCCTCGCACCGACTACGCCGCTGTCATGCGTGAGGCCATGAAGCCGATCCATGACACGGCCAACGCGGTGTCCGAAGCCTTAAAAATCAATCACGCCCGAACGGTCAAGGCCGAGAGTGATGACGCTGATAATCGTGCAATGGCTGTTGCAGATCAGCTTATGTACGACCCTGAAAATGGCTATATGGCCAAGCAGGGTAAGAATGCTATGGAGGCCTATCAATCCACAATGGAGAATTTGAAGGCTGAGTTTGACAAAATCGTTGGAGGTTTACAGCCTGCTACTCGTGATGCCGTGGCTTCCAGAATTGCGGACCGCTATCAAAGTGCTTTGCGTCAGGCGACACAGTGGAATGCAAGACAAACTCAGGCCTATCATGAAGAATCCCTATTAAGTCATAAAGCATCCTTAAATCAGTCTGTTGGTAATAACTACGGCAATGAGGAATTTATAGCTAAAACTTGGGCGTCTATTCAGCAAGATAATGAGGCGCTCGCCAAATATAAAGGACTTTCTGAAGAAGGGAAGAAACTACTGAATCAGGAATCTTATGACGAGTTGATCGCTTCACGTTACGCCGGTTGGGCGCAGGATGACGCTACTGGAGCTTATGCGCATTTCATTACACATAGTGAAGAACTGAGCCCACAAGTTCGTCAAAAGATATCGAATGCACTATTAGCTCAGTCTCAAGATAGTTTTGCCATGATGATGGCCATGCAGGAAGTCCAATATGATGACAAGGGCAAGGTAAAAAATCTTGGTTGGATGGACAATCCTTTAGCTTCAACGGGTATTGCTGCTGTGGATGCAATGCCTAAGGAAAAGCGTCTAGCCACTGTATTGAAAGCGAGACAGTACAGAAACTCTTTTGTATCGGCATCTGAAAGCGAATTTGATTCGAGTATTAAAAATCAGTACGCCAAACTTCGTTTGGGTCAACCACAAGAGCAGTACACAAAGGATGATTTCATTCGTAGGTACGGGCCAGTTAAGGGAGAAAAGGAATACAGCACTTATTTGAGTAATTATGCTCAAAACAGCGCTTACTGGACGTTCGGTGAATTGCCGGATCAGGATATTTATTCTGCATTAAAAGCATTTAAACCTGATCCGAAATCGCCAGATTTCACCGCTGAGCAACAAAAAAATTATGAAGCACTTGTGAAATCTGCCGATGAGATTGTTCGAGAAAGGAAAAAGGATCCCGCGCAATTTGCTATTGATCGAGGGATGTACGGTTTTGAGAGGATTGATGTTAAAAACGAAACTCAGTTACTCCAAGGTTTAAAGAATCGTTCTGATTCTTTGAGCCAAATGAAAGATCAATGGGACCTAAAAAATCCAAGGATTTTGTCTGCTGACGAACAGAAAGAATTAACTGAGTACATTTCGCAAATAGAGCCAGCTAAACAATTAGAGTTTATTCGGAAGTTAGGCGCTGCAACAGGCCGAGATGCCGGCGAGGTGTTGGCGGCGCAAATGTCAGATAAATATGGTCTGGCCTTAACTTTGGATCTGGATAATTTTGCGGGTTCGGAAAATTCAGCCTTTTATTATTTAACAGGCTCTCAGGCCATAGAAGAAGGACAGCCAAAGGTTAAAGACATTGAAACTAACAAAACAGATGGGCGCCCTGAATACATTGAAAGCCTAAATGGTTTATTTGATGATCCGGATTTGCGCACCAACGTAGCCGATACCGTGACTGGAGTAGCAGCCGGTATCTTAGTTAGTGGAAAAACCTCTAGTATGCGAACAGCTTTTAGGCAGGCAGAAAAGCTAGTGATTGGTGATGTCTATGAGTTTAGAGGCCGAAAAATCTTTACTAGAAATGGACGCAGTGATGCCAATGTTAGAGAACGAATTTTTTCATTGAGAAACAAACTTAAGAGCAAGAAAGAAAACGTTGTTCAATTACCTAATAAACAAAAATTAACAGGTGAACAATTCGCTCGTGAGCTGGCTACGGCTCAATTGCGCAATAGCCCTGATGACAATAAGTTCTACGTAATTTCAGGATCAGGTGTTGTTTACGACTTACAAGGCAATCCTTTTGTGATTGATATTGGGGGTTAACCATGCTTTTAATGAATATGTATGGGGAGCGCCCCAAGCCTATCAGCGAGGCTGTTCATAGCGCAATTACTTCAGATAAACAAAATTCCCGTATTGATGCTTATCCGGGATCTGAGCCAGATACACCGGGATGGTTTGATGGCACGATGGAGGCGATTTATGGTGCTCCTGCAAGTGCTTGGTACGAAACTAAGGCGGCGGTTCAGGGTACGGTTGCCGACTGGGATTTTGTGGATGAGGATTATCGGAAAGAACTGGATGATTGGGCCCAAGATAATATCCAACGTGCCAAAAGCTTTGAGCCTGATCCGCTTACAACAGGAACGGCTGCACAGATTATTTATGGCGTTGGCAGGGATTTATCGAAATTAGCCATGGCAGTTCCTGTTGGAGCAGGGGTTAGTTTTGCTACCGGTAATCCTATTGCTGGAACACTTGCCACGGCTTCTTTATTCGGAGCAAACCTGTCCGAATCTGAAAGCCAAAAATTGCAGTCGCAAGGTGTCGATGAAGAGACGGCCGATAGAGCTGGGCGAGTTCAAGGCGTTATGGGAGCGGTCGGTGTCCTAATTCCGGGAGGCATAGGAGCGAGACGAGCTGTCAATGCGGCTTATGGCGCCGGAGTGAATCTGCTGACGAATGCTAATGAAATGGCGGCCGTCAATATGATTCTCAAAGAAGCCAATTACGATGATGTGGCCGAGCAATATGATTGGTCAGATCCTACTAACGCAGCTGTTTCGGCGATATTTGGTGGTGTTACCGGTGCTGTTACTGGCAGAAGTTCTCGGCAAGTTAGGCCTATTGAGGCTGACGCGGCGAGAGTACGTGCCACTGAAATTGAAAATACGGCTAACTTGCCAGTAGACGTCAACAATGGCCAACAGGTTTCTGCTGGGTATAAAACTCAACAGGCAGTAAAGGCAGCAATTGATAATAAACAAAAACCTGTTGTTTCGGTGGATTCTGTTTCCCAAGATCGGGTGAGTGAACTCAAGGCGGCAAGCGAGAAAAAGATGGCCGCTGCCATGAAAGAAAGTGGGAACGTCTTGCAAAACCGAGATCGTTCTTCAAAGGCTTCGGTGACGCAAATGAAATCCATCGCCGCCAATCCCGATTACGGTCGTCTTGGATTTAGTCGTTCGTTTACTGAAGGCGCTCCGGTTATTGCCTATGCAGGCGATGTTCCTGAAGTACAAATTGGGCGAGAGGATTTCATTGTTGATGCTGATGGTAAGCGCTATCGGGTTAGATATGCAGTCGTAGAAGCGGACACAGTTTCGACTTCCAATCGTATAGATGGATCGGAGAATCCGCTATACGGCTCCGATGAGGTTCCAACTGCTGTGGCTGGGAATGCTCGAACAACGGGGTTGCAAGAGGCGTATAGACAGGGAACGGCAGACAATTATCGTGCTGAGATGTCTCAAGATCCCATGTCAGGGATTGATCCGAGTGTTTATGAGGGAATGGATAAGCCTATTCTCGTTCGGATCATGGACGACAAAGATGTCACTCCGAACATTGGTGACGTTACTAATCGAAGTAGCACACAACAGTTGAGCTTGGTGGAACAAGCTCAAACCGATTCTCAGCGAGTAGATTTGGCCGCTTTGAGGTATGACGAGGATGGCGACATAACAGCAGATAGCGTTGTTGAATTTTTATCCCTTTTACCTGCGGAAGAACGAGCTAATCTAATTGACGCCAACGGAATTCCAACTAAACCTGCATTTGACCGGTTAAACAGAGCGATTTTTCAGGCGGCTTATGGTGATGCCAATGCGACAGCTTTGTTGGATACAACAGAAAAAACAGGTGTTTCAAGATTACTTGGAGCTTTCAGACAGTTAGCGCCCCGTGTGCTTGGCCTTGAGGGTGAAATGGATTTCAGACAGGCGATGTTGGAAGTCCTTTCGGAAATTAGAGAGGCTAAGCGTTCGGGTAAAAAAGTCAGCATTGCGGATATTGCTGCACAAAGATCATTTACGCGTAGTCCGGAGGCTGATGCCTTTTTGCAATTCTTTGCAAAAAACGAACGAGAGGGGGGCGGTGTTTCTTCTTTAGTTCAAACGTTTTCTGATTTGGCTGATTTTGCGAGAGCTAATACAGATAATGCCGCGCAAGGTGTTGACTTGTTTGGTGAGGTTGCGCAGCCCACACGTTTAGATTTAATGCGCCGCTTTTCCGATCTGACTGGTGTTGAAATTGATGAGGCTAAGTTCCGTCCGGTTGCTGACTTGAAGGATGCGGTCAAATTTGAGAAAGCGTCAGTTAGAGAAGCAAAACTTAAAAAAGTTGAAAAGGCAAAAGAAACTCTTAAGTCAATTTTGGGTGAAATAAAAACTCGTTTGACAAACCGAAAGAAGGGAGAGGTTATCGCGGATGGCCCGGCAACGCCATTCATGCAAGTTTCAACCGATCTAAAAGTTTTGGCTAAAGAAAATGGATATGACATTGACTCTTATGATTCTCACTCTTTTGATTTGAGTGCATATCGACATATCCAAAAAAGGCATGGTCAAGGCAATGAACAGCGCTCAGATCAAAGACCCGTTCTTGATTCAGATATCGAGCGAATTCCTGAAGTCATTGAAAACTATGATTCTGTAAATTTTGGCGCAAAAACTGACAGAGGTAATGACGCAATTGTTTATCAGAAAACGTTTAGTGATGGGACGTTTATCGCAGTGGAAGAGGTCAGGAAGAAAAACAGAAAACTTGGTGTTCACACCCTGTATATAAAGAAACCGGGCGAAGTGCGTGGAGAGGTTATCCCCCTTGACCCAACGTCCGAAACGGCGCCCGGATTTTCTTCAGAAGTGTTGCAACAACCTTCTACTAACAGTATTGGGCAAAACGTCTCAAATGTCAATAGCTTACGTGCGGAACAAAGATTATTGGAAAAAACCGAGGACATTGCTGAAGCCAATATTGTCCGGGAATCTTTGAATCAATTACCTCAAGACGCTCAAAGCTCAATACAAAAAGAGGCTCTGCAAGCGATCAACGAAACCCCGACAATGCGTATTCAGCTCGATGAAGGAGAAACCTCTATCACGGCGGCGGAATACTTGGCCAGACAAGAGGCGGAAGCCGAACGTATCAGACAGGAGGCGCAACAAGGCGTACCTGAAGCGGTTGCTTGCGTATTTCTTAACAATGGGATGGATCAATAATGGCTAGTTATGAAAATGTTCGTATGAGACGTGAATGTATTGAACGTATCTCTTTAGCGACCGGGCGTCAAATCTCTGAGAGTGAAGCCTCAGACATAATGGCTTCTTTTCATTCTGCCATGGATCTTGTGAGGCGACAAGATCCTGACGCATGGATGGCAATGGGCAAACAAGAACGAATTGATGCAGCTGCCGATTTGTATCAGCAATCCCGTATTGCCGAAGCAGAAAAGATTAAACAGCGTGCTTATTTGGCGGTTGTGACACAAAAGCAAATAGAGAATCGTTTGACTTTTGAAAGAAAATCCGGGCACAAAGGTATGCGTGCTGTGGCCGGTGTCCTTCAATATGTTGATCGCAAAGTCCACGCAGCGCAAAACGAATTTTCTACTGCGCTGTTGGATAAATTAAATGGTATTCAAAAGGGCTTCTTGGCTTGGCGCGAAGATACGGCAATGGCCCATAAAGTTATAAGAGAAATCTTTGGTGAAGATACCGGTTCAAAGTTAGCCAAGCAAGCAGCAAAAGCCTTTCAAGATGTTATTGAGGCTCAACGAATTCGCTTTAATAGAGCGGGTGGGAACTTGGGGAAATTGGAACATTATTTTCCCCAAACTCACAGTGTACGGCGTATGGTTCACGCGGCTGAAGTTTTAGCTGGTCAAGGTCGAATTAGACAGAATTTCAACACATTACGGAATACCGTAGTCAATACATTATTTCACGAGGCCAACACCTATGGTGCTAATAAAGCCGCTTGGGTGAACTTTATAGCTGACAAGTTAGATCGCAATCGCTACTTGGATGCTAACGGCGATCTGATGAATGACAATGACTTCTTCGATATGTTGGGTCGCGTTTACGACAGGATTATTACTGACGGAGATTTTGACGCCGATGTATCAACCGTTGCGGGTGAATCAGCAAGACAGAGTGCGGCGCGAGCTAATCGAGGTGATTTACATAGAGCATTGCACTTTAAAGACGCTGAATCTTTTATGCAATATCACGATACTTTTGGTGACGGTGGGTACTTTGATGTCATGCTTCGATCCGTACGCAAAACGGCAAAGGACATAGCCCTATTAGAAGAAATGGGCCCCAATCCAAACGCGATGTACCGAGGATTGCAGCGAGTTGGACAAGCGGAAGTTAATAAGGGGAATATGGTACAGGGGCGATTGGGGTTTTTAGGGAATGTTGGGCTGTCAGCCGTTGATGCCATGTGGAAAACTCTAAACGGAGACGCTAATCGTGTGACGCCCGGTCGTGAACTGTTTGCTTCTGCCAGTCAGGGAGCCAGAAATATGGAGGTGGTTGGTAAACTTCAGTCAACTCTATTGGCTTCTGTGTCGGACGTCTCGTCTTATTTTGTGTCGGCCTATTGGAATAAAACGCCGCTGCTAACGGCGACCGCTAATTTGCTAAAGGCGTGGGGTAGTGATTCAAAAGAGTTGGCTATTCGTGCGGGTATGATGGCAGACGTTCTTTCAAACACAATTGTTCGTTGGGGCGAGGCTAATGTAGGCGAGGGGTGGACAGGAAAACTCGCTAATTTCACAATGCGCGTCAGCCTATTGGAAGCGTGGACAAACGGCGTTCGCCGAGCCAGTACCATCAACATGATGGGAACAATGGCTAAATTAACGAAGTTCGCTTGGGAATCCATAGGAGGCTATCAAAAGCGAGCGCTTGAACGGATGGGTGTTGACGAAAAAACGTGGAAGATTTGGCAAGCCGCTAAACCCTACAAACAAAATGGTGTTGAGTTTTTAACAAAGCAAGACATACGAGATGCTTTTGAAGATCCAGAGTTTCGTTTAAATCATCCGGATATTTCTCAGAGAGACATTGATCGAGCTGTTACTACTTACATTGCATTCCTTACTGATGAATCTGGAATTGCTTCTTTGAATCCGGACTTGGGAACAAGAGCGGCTACAAATCTAGGATTTGAACGCGGAACTATTCCGGGTGAAGTGTTACGTTGTGTAATGCTTTTTAAGTCGTTCCCGTTGTCGTTTATGCGCCGCCATCTTGAGAGAATATCTGAAATCAATCAAACCGAGGGGAGGGCTTCGGCAGCGGGGTATGCTGCAACTATTTTTGTTGCCTCAACGTTCACTGGTGCGATTTCTGTTCAACTTGCCGCGCTAGCCTCAGGCAGAGATCTTCAAGATATGTCATTTGATAATGAAGATTTCTGGATGCAGGCTATGGCCAAGGGTGGTGGAGCCGGCTTCTTGAGTGACGTCATTATTGCTGGACTTGATGGAAAGAATGCGTATGGATCTCCAAACTTTGTGCGCTTTGCCGGACCCGTTATCAATTCAGGATTGGATACATGGGATGTGCTTAAGACCTATTACAACGAAGCAATGGGGGACGAAGAAATCGGTTTGTACGATAGCGAAAACAGCGGGCATGCCAAGGCATTACGCTTACTTCGTGGCCACACGCCTTTTGTGAATCTTTGGTATACGAAGGGAGTTTTTGATCGCGCCGTTTATAACGACATTATGGAATTTGTTTCTCCGGGTTATTTGGATCGCGTGCAGAGCTGGGCGCTGAAAAATACCGGTCAGGAAATGTGGTGGGACATGACGCAAATTAAGCCCACGCGTATGCCGAGGATGAGCGAGGCACCTGATGATTAAGAGGCTCTCAGTATCAATACTCTAGATACTGAGAGGCACCAAGTAATCTTAGAGGAAACAAAAGGAGATCAAACATTCCCTTTGTCACGGATGATCCGGAGGTTAATACAGAAACGATAGCCAAACTGGTCATCAAGAGTGCAAAAAACTTTATGTCTTTTTTTCTGAGCGCAGGTTCATAGATGATGAAAATAAGCATGAACCAAAAGAAACCGGATGATATAACGTTAAAAAAGCCCACGATGAATTCTGCCTATGGGAAAGTTTTATCCATATACTTGTGAGTTCCCAGTCTCAAGAGTTTGTAATTGTCCCCTTCTCTATGGTAAGCGACCTGCCAGCTCTTATTTGGGAATACGTCAAATTTGAAAACTGGTGGTTTATAGTTGTTCAGCCGGTGCATTCTTAACGAGCCTACATCACCTCGAATGATTTTCTTCAGGCACTCTTGCACTTGCTCTTTGACATTATCTGGAGCCTTCCCGTACGTCTTATCAAACGTATCACTATATTCAAATGTAACTGGCACATCTCACCCCAAAAGTGCATTTAATTCAGGATGAGAACTTGATTTTTTAGGCTTTTCTTGAAGAGCTTTAAATATCTCTGTGGCTTCAATAATTGCCTCGTAAGAAGCTCCAATTTTTACAATAGACTTTTCTATATCTTCAAGGTGTTCAATTGTTAAAGATAAAGAAGATCTATTAATTTCAGATTTTTGAATTTGCTTGAGAGTATTCTTCACTCGTCCATCTGCAATAGAAATAAGGTCTAGAGCAAAATTAGAGACAAAAACAACAAAATCAAAAAACTTTTCTGGACGATTAGGTTTTTCGTTATAGCTGTTTTGCACGATTGAAACAACACGCTCCGTATCTTCAGCTATTTTGTTGTAGTCTTTTTTAATGCTTTCAAGCTGTTTGTTGATCTTACAAATCTCAGTGTCAAAATGACGACCAACTTCATGAGCAACAGATTTGTCACTCATCAAAGTATCAATCAAAGTATTGGAAATTCGGTTGGACAACTTGTCAGTTTTTTCAACTACCTTTCTGCCAAGGCCGAAATCCCAATCGAATTCGAAACCAAAAGGAAAAGTGGTTAAAGCTGTCATTGTTTTGTACGCGTGATAAATGCGACAAAGTCGCGAAATAAGAAAGGCTGAAACACTTTTTCAGCCACAACATGTAGATCAAACTACTCCTATTTTCGTGAGATTCATCCTAATAGTAGGGTCGAAGAACAAAAATGTCAATCTAATATTGACTTTTTATGAGGTAAATCATATACTCCAAAAGTCACTACGAAAAAGGTAGTGATCGGGATTGGAACCCCGACTGAATACACGGGCGCGTGCCGCCTTACATTTGTTGTCTGTGCGGATTTTTTTATGCGCGTAGTTTGTCACGTCTTTATGAGTGAGGCCTGCGGGCAGCTTCGGCTGGCCGTTTCCTGTGTAGCGGTAGTTCCAACCCGCAGCGCCTCGCTCACCCCATTGGAACGGGCGCGAGGCTCCAGTAACTTATTTACACAGGAGTTTCGCTATGCAAACCCAAAAAACAATCGTTACCCCCCCCCCCAAGCCGCCAATCTGTCTTATGACATGAACTTCGACATTGGCTTCATGCTTGAAAACATACACAATCCGAAATGCTCTTCCGTGACTTTGGAGGATTCTGCCAAAAACTTCAGAGCCATGGCTCAAAGTATTATCAAAATTCTTCCGGAATCTATCAACCATAGCCAAGAAAGCAATGGCGATAAGTTTGACATTATGAGTGTCCTTTATGCTGCAAGTGGTTTCCTAGAAGCGGCAGATTACCTTGATCGTTTGGCTGACGAACGGAGGAACTAATTATGCAAGAACTCATCGCTTTGAACACCATCGAATTTGACGGCTCGGAACAACAAACGGTCAATGCTCGCGAACTCCATGAGTTTTTAGAAGTTGGCAAAGATTTCTCTAACTGGATCAAAGACCGCATTGAAAAGTACGACTTTGTTGAGAATGTTGACTACGTGAGGTTTTCGCCAAATTCGGCGAAAACTCCATACGGTGGTCGTCCATCTGTCGAATACCATATCTCGTTGTCTATGGCCAAAGAGCTCTGCATGGTTGAAAGAAACGAGAAGGGGAAACAGGCTCGCCAATACTTCATCGAGTGCGAACGGGTGGCCAAGCAAAAGCTCACGGCACAGCCGGCATTGCCATCATACTCTGAGGCCCTTCGCCAATTAGCCGATCAGATTGATCACAACAAAGAGCTACAAGAAAAGATTGAGCAAGACAAGCCCAAGGTCGAATACTGTGATCAGATTGTGGCCGATAACGGTTCTATGACGATCACGAAGGCCGCCAAGGTGATTGGCTACCCGCCGAGAAAATTCAAGGACTACATTAGGCAGATTGGCTGGCTCTATGCCAATGCTGATACGCCAATGCAGCACGTCATCACTTCTGGCTACATGGTTCTTCGTTACGCCCACTGGACGGATAACGATGGGAACTATGTTGAGAAGCCATACGCCCACATTACTGCAAAAGGTATGTTTGCCATTTATAAAAGGATGAGGAAAGAAGGTTTGATTGAAAGAAACGAACGGCTTGAATTAGTTGCATAAGTCTGCGGGGGCGTCATATGGCGCCCCTTTCTTTACTCGTGCGCGTGTGCGCGAACTTCAGATCGACACTCCTCTCAACTATTAAACGTAGGAGAGAGGAATGTCTGATTTTCAAATTGGCCAAATTTTTGAGAATGAGTACCCGCCCGAGGTCGCTTCATTTTGCTCGAAGAACAATTGCAAGATCGAAGTCATTGAGACAGTGGATAAGAAAGTCAAGGGCTTTGTTTATGCGGATAGGCAGGGCGTTATCCATCCCGAAATTGAAAACGAGGACGGCACGAAAAAGCACAACCCGCAAAATAAGTTCTTGTTCTGTGTGTTCACCGATGATACGGTTTTGATTACTTGGCCGTATAACAAACAAAATTTTGTGGACGCTTTGAAGAA